ACATTAGAGTATGATGAAAGTGGTAGACCAATAGGACAACCAAAAGATTCTGCTCGTATGTTGGCAGGTATGATTAAACAAGTGAATCAAAGTATACAAAAAACATTTAAGATTGGTAAACCAAACTTTTTAAAAGTACCAAAACACCAAGATTATGATAAATTAAAAAATACATACTTGGGTAGATTAAAAAGATTACAATCAACATATGGATTGAATGATAAAAATACATTAGGTGAATATCATGAGGCATATTGGAGAGAGTATATTTTTAATGCATCAAAACAATTTGGTGTAAAGTTAAAACCTGCTCAATTTGCAAAGTTAGTTCGTAGATGGGCATACTTTGATAAATCATATAAGATACAAGAAATTAGAAGTGATTACAAAGATAATCCAAAGTTTGTAGAGTGGATAGTGAATACAGATAAGTTTGACCACACTAAAATTTTTAAAGATAATATAAAACCATTTGAAGTATTGTTCTTTGATGTGGGAGCACAGATATTGAAAAACATAAGTGGTTATATGGCAGTAAATCCTGATAAGTCAGTTCAGAAAGTTCGTGATGAAATGGAGAAGGCATATCGAGATTTAAGTAAAAAAGATAATATAGAGAAATTAAAAAAACTAAAAACACAAATAGAAAAACTAAATGCAATTGGTGGATTAAAATCAATTGTTCCAAGTGAGGGAATTGTATTTAAGTACAAAGGTAAAGTATATAAGTTTACTGGTGCATTTGCTCCAATCAATCAAATACTTGGTAGTTTAAAATTTGGATAGGAGTTACAATGGCAAATTATAGTAAGGACATGGAAAGACAAAACAAAGCCTTAAAGGATTTGATGTCTGGTAAAGAGCATGTTAAAGATTATATTCAAGTCGGATATGAAGGTAAACAAGAAAATCGTGGTGGAGAAACTCGTAAATCAGAATTAACAGATGTAATGGCATCAGTAAGAATGCCTTGGTTTTGTCCTAATTGTCAAAAAACAATGAAGAAAAAACTTGATAATAAGTTTTGGAGATTATTTGGACATTGTATGGATTGTCAAATAGAGATAGAAACCAAACTGAGATATAAAGGTGAATTTGAAGAGTATGCAAAAAGAAAAGTATTAGAGAATAAAAAGGCATATTTAAAAGATTTGAGACAAAGTATTGTTGAATTTGAACAAAATGGTGGTAAAGCAGAATTCTTTAATCAAGTTGGTGTACAAGAAGTAGAACTTGAAAAAGAACAATGGGAAATGGGTGAGGAACAATTCAGTAAGATTGTAGAAGAGGCATATGCACATATTGATAAACTACAAGCAGATATAGATGAAGAGGAAAACTTACTCAATACAACCAAAAACAATAAATAACAAACACAGGAGATAATAATGGGTGGAATTATTCAATTCATAATGAATCTATTTTTTGGTGGAAAGAAAAAAGAAGAAGTCAAAAAATTAGATACAGCCATTAAGGCAAAAAACGAAGAGGTTAAAGACCTTGAGAAACAAGTTGAAAAACTTGAATCTAAAAAAAGAGTAAACAAAAAAGAAGTTGCTTCTCTTAAGAGAAAGGTAACTACTACCAAAAAACAAATCGAAAAAGCCGAAGAAGCAGTTAAAACAGATGATGTTGATGAGGCAGTAAAATATTTGAAGAAATTTAGTAAGTAGTATATATTTATATATATGAGATATTTTATTTACATATTATTTCTTGGTTTGTTGTTTGGGCAAGATACAAAAACTTTCACCTTTACAGAGGAAGAAGTTCTTGGGTTCACTAACAAAATCAAAGAATTAGAGTTAAAAGATAGTTTGAATGTATCTTTAGTGATGGATTTGGAAACACAAATCTCATTATTAGAGGATAATGCAAAATCTGATTCTCTTATTATTGATTTTAGAACTCAGCAACTTCAATTACAAGAAGAAACTATTAATCTGTATAAAGAAAAAGTGAAAGTAGTGAAACCTAAGTGGCACGAAAACAAATGGTTATGGTTTGTTTATGGTGTTGCCGCAACTTCGGTTTCGGTTAAACTTGCAGGCGAACTAAAATAATGGCAGAACAGATAAAAGAAGTAATCAAACAAGAGTATATTAAGTGTGCTCAAGACCCTGTCTACTTTTTAAAAAAGTATTGTATGATTCAACACCCGATTAAGGGTAAGATACCTTTTCATTTGTATCCTTTTCAAGAAGAAACGGTTAATGAATTTAAAGAGAATCGATTTAATATTATTTTAAAGGCAAGACAATTAGGAATAAGTACACTAACTGCTGGTTACTCTTTATGGCAGATGACATTCTTCCAAGATAAAAACATTTTGGTAATTGCAACTAAACAAGATACTGCAAAAAACTTGGTTACGAAAGTTCGTGTTATGCACGCAAATTTACCAAGTTGGTTGAAACAACGATGTGTTGAGGATAATAAATTATCACTACGATATGTTAATGGTTCACAAATCAAAGCAGTTGCATCATCAACCGAAGCAGCTCGTTCTGAAGCTCTATCATTATTGATATTGGATGAGGCAGCGTTCATTGATAAGATTGATGATATATGGACTGCATCTCAACAAACACTTACAACGGGTGGTAGTTGTATTGCATTATCAACACCAAATGGAGTTGGTAATTGGTTTCATCAAACTTGGGTACAGGCCGAAGAAGGTAGAGGAATGTTCAATGATATTAAATTACATTGGAGTGTTCATCCAGATAGAAACCAAGAGTGGAGAGATGAACAAGATGAATTATTAGGTTTACAAGGTGCTGCACAAGAATGTGATTGTGATTTCATTACTTCTGGTACTTCTGTTATTGATGGTACGATATTAGAAAATTGTAGAAAGGCCCATGTACAAGACCCAATAGAAAAAAGAGGAATAGATGGAAACTTATGGGTTTGGCAACCACCAAACTACACAAGGAATTATATTGTATGTGCTGATGTTGGTAGAGGAGATTCAGCAGATTATTCTGCATTCCATGTTATTGATGTGGAGAATGTAGAACAAGTTGCAGAGTATAAAGGTAGAATGAGTACTAAAGATTTTGGTAATTTATTAGTAACAATTTCAACAGAATATAACGATGCTTTACTAATTATAGAAAACAATAATATTGGTTGGGCAACCATCCAACAAGTGATAGATAGGGATTATCCTAATCTATTTTATACAAGTAAAGATTTACAATACATCGATGTACAACATCAGATGACAAATAAATACAGAGCTCAAGAAAAGAATATGGTGGCAGGATTTTCAACGACAATGAAGAGTCGTCCACTAATTATAGCTAAGTTAGAAGAATTTTTTAGAGAGGAAAGTGTAGTGGTTCGTAGTAATCGTTTAATCGATGAATTATTTACTTTCATCTATAATAATAATAGAGCCGAAGCAATGGCAGGATACAATGATGATTTGGTTATGTCGTTTGCTATCGGATTGTGGGTTCGTGATACTGCGTTAAGATTACGAACTGAGGGAATTGAGTTAACGAAGAAAACATTAAACCGACTCCAAGATGTAGATGGTTTATACACTGCAGACGAGAATGAAAATGATTCTTGGCAATGGGATGTTGGTAAAGATAAGAAAAAAGAGTCTTTAGAATGGCTCTTATAACAAAGAGGTAAAAAATGGCAGATAAATCATTATATAGTAGACTGAGACGATTATTCAGTACCAATGTTATTGTAAGAAATGTTGGTGGTAAGAAATTAAAAGTCGCAGATACTGCACAAATTCAAGCAACTACTAAATCACACTTAGTGGATAGATATTCTAAACTACATAGTGGATTAGATTTGGTAAATACTGGTTATTCCACCTTCGCACAATTACAGGCAGCGAGATTAGGGTTGTTTAAAGATTACGAAAGTATGGATAGTGATAGTATTATCTCATCTGCTCTTGATATTTATGCCGATGAATCCACTATGAAAAATCCATATGGACAGGTACTGAATATCATAACTGATAATAACAACATTAAAGAAATCCTACATAATTTATTTTATGATATTTTAAATATCGAATTTAACTTATGGCCATGGACAAGAAATCTATGTAAATATGGTGATTTCTTTTTATATTTGGATATCGAAGATAAGTATGGTATTACTAATGTTGTACCTGTTTCTTCTTATGAGTTACTTCGTGTAGAGGGAGAAGACCCAGAAAATCCTTATATGGTAAAATTTAGAATGGAGGCACAAAACACAACTCATCCTTATTTTGCTCGTTCCACAACAGGTAAAAAGATTGAGTTTGAGAATTTCCAAATTGCACACTTTAGATTGGCAAGTGATAGTAATCTTTTACCTTATGGTAAATCAATGTTAGAAAGTGCTCGTAAGGTTTGGAAACAAGTTACATTGATGGAAGATGCTATGTTGATTCATAGAATCATGAGAGCACCAGAAAAAAGAATCTTCAAAGTGGATATTGGAAACATACCACCAAATGAAGTTGATAACTACATGCAAAGAATTATCAACAAGATGAAGAAAACACCATACATCGATAACGAGACTGGTGATTATAACTTGAAGTTTAATATTCAGAACTTAACGGAAGATTTCTTCTTGCCAGTTCGTGGTGGTGATAGTGGTACAGGTATTGATACCTTACCAGGTATGACTTATGAAACTACAGAAGATATTGAATACTTAAAGAATCGTTTATTAGCTGCATTACATATTCCAAAGGCATTCTTAGGATATGAGGAATCACTTGGTAGTAAAGCAACATTGGCAGCTGAGGATGTTAGATTTGCTCGTACTATTGAGAGAATACAAAGAATTATTGTAAGTGAGTTAACAAAGATTGCAGTAGTTCACTTGTATTCACAAGGATATCAAGATGCAGAATTAACAAACTTTGAATTAGAATTAACAAATCCATCTACAATTTATGAACAAGAGAAGATTGAATTGTGGAGTAGTAAAATAAATCTTGCTCGTGATATGAAAGAAAATCAAATGATGAGTAGTGAATGGATTTATAAAAACTTATTTAATTTCTCTGATGACCAAATTAAAGAAATGGATTCACAAATTGTTCATGACCAAAAAACTAAGTTTAGATTTGAACAAATATCTGTAGAGGGTAATGACCCAGCAGATACAGGTGAATCAGTTGGAACACCAAGTGAAATGCAATCATCAGCAAATGGTGGTGAATTTGACCAAGAATCTAAATCAGGTTCAATCTTTAAAAAAGAAGTAGAAGTACCTGAAGATGGATGGGATGGTGCAGGAAGACCAAAAGAAAATCCAAAATATGGGAAACAAGGTAGTGCTCGAGGTAGAGACCCATTAGGTAGAACTGGTGTTCCTTTGGCATTAGCACATTATGATGCTTTAAAGAAATCAATGGGTTCAAAAGCTAAAGAAATCTTAAAAGAAACTACTGAGAGTGAAGAAATAAGTAAAGAATATGAAGATTTTAAGGGTAAGAAATAGCGATTTCTTAAAAGTTTTATATTTATATATGTGATATAATAGTTAAAAATGGAGTGTTTGATGTCGAATCGAAAAAAACATAATAAAATTAAGAATACGGGTATACTTTTTGAATTACTAACAAGACAAATCGCAGTTGATGTGATGAATGATTCAAAAAACTCGCCTTCTGTTAAAATCATTAAAGAATTTTTTAACGAACATACTCAATTAGGTAAAGAAAATGAACTTTATAAAGTATTGATTGAGAAAAAATACAAAACTACTGAACAAGCAAACATTTTGATTGAGGCAGTAATTAAAAATCGTAGAAAATTATCAAATCGTAAGTTAAAAAATGAAAAATTCAATTTAATTAAAACAATTAAAGAGAATTATGATGTAAATGCGTTTTTTAATGCAAGAATACCAAATT